AAGATCAATTTCTGGCCATTTATTGGCGTTCCTGTTGGCGCATTGATCGTTAATGTTCCTGCTGTTTGAGTGTTTGCCTGAGTTGCAATATCAGTCGTATCAGCGTTGATCGTAACCGTCGTGCCGTCAGCAATAACTACCACTCGGATGGCAGAAGATATTGTCTGGTTAGGCCAAGTGCCAGATACAGTAATACTTGTTCCAGCAACAATGCTAGGTGTTGTAACACCTGTGCCACCCGCCAAAACTGGTAATGTGCCCGCAGTCAGCGTGCCCGCCGCAGTGGAATACAGCGCATTGTTAGCCGCAGTGAAGGTTGTCAGGCCCGTACCGCCATAGGCCGAAGTAACCGTACCGCCGTTCCATGTACCGCCCGTGATAACTGTAGAGCCCAGCGCCAATGCATTAGTACCCCAAGTCACGTTCTCAGGAAGATACCCGTGAACATCCCAAATACCTGCGGCAGTGCTGTTATCAGTCAACACCAACTCAACCGCACCGCCAGCGGTAATCGTTCCAATCGTTGCGGAAGCATTGTTCTGAAGTGTTAACGTTGCTGTTGAGTTGTTGTTAAATACAAACGCCACACCACCAGTCAACGTAGTTGCGTCAGGCATTTTGTATGTCTGTACTTGCGTCCCTGTCAACGTTTGAGAGTAGCTTGATGCCGCAGTTAAAGTAGTTACACCTGCGTTTGAAGTTGTATTTGTATTTGACTGATTAAGACGGTTAACGGCAACGTTCTGGTTAGCATCACGCAGCATCACGCTGGTTGCGCCAGACGAAGAAGTTACACCCGTACCACCAGCGGCCACAGGCAGAGTGCCAGCGGCTAACGCAGAAGCTGAAGTAGAGTAAAGCGCACTGTTAGCACCCGTAAAAGTAGTTAGGCCTGTGCCGCCGTAACCTGTAGGAATTGTTCCGCCATTCCATACACCGCCAGTAATAACATCACTGGCTAAATATAAAGAACCTGATCCCCATTGAATATCTTCTGGAACAAAACCATGATAATTCCATGTGCCCGCAGCAGTGCTATTTGCAATCAAAATTAATGCGACCGCCCCGCCAGAAGGAACAACTCCTATGGTGGCCGAAGCGTTATTTACCATCGTCAATGCGCCGGTTGCATTGTTGTTAAACACAAAAGCCACGCCCGTTGCCAGAGTGGTTGCGTCCGGCAGTTGGAAGCTTTGACTACCTGTACCAGTAAGCGTCTGGGAATAAGTTGACGCAGTGGTTAAATTGGTTGTACCACCAGCGGCGGCTACAGAAGTATTGGCCTGATTGAGACGATTAACTGCGACGTTCTGATTGGCATCGCGCAGCATTACAGAGTTAGCGCCAGAGGAAGTTGTGACGCCCGTACCGCCATAAGCCACACCAATAGTAGTACCCTGCCACGTACCTGAAGCTATTGTTCCCAGTGGGCTTGCGTTATCACTTGCGTCTAAATTAACAGACTTCTCTGATGGGTACGTTACAAATACGTTTGAACCACCCGATAACGTGATCGGTGAAGTGTTTCCGTTGGAGTTGGAAAGAACCGTCGTGCGCGCGAGGGTTGGCCCCGTTGTTGAGTACGTGCCAATCCCTACCTCCCACGCGCTACCATTTACGATAGTGTAGTAACAAGTATTTCCGTTACCAATTACCGCAAAGGTCTGAAAACCCGACACTGCACCGGCCAGCGTAACCGAACCGGTGCCAGATGTCGTCGTGGTCTCTTGGACCCGATCAGCAAGTACAAGAGCCATTTAAGACCCCTTTAAATTAAGAAGTCGCGGTAGTCGAATAGGTAACGCTAACAGTGTCGCCAGAAGTAACAGCTTTAGCAGTAGCAAAGTTGCCTTCAGAATACAAAGTACCAGCAGTGCTAGAAATTGTACTAACTGCACCAGTACCGGTCACCAAGAAGCAACCAAACACTGTGGCAGAACCTGTCATTGTGTAGGTAATAGCAGTTGCTGTCGAAGTTGTTACGTTAGATGGTGTTGTACCAGCTGAAGAAGAAGCTGCAAACACTGCAGTACCGCGAACAGCAGAACCACCAACAGTGTAAGAAGTCAACTCAGTCCATGTCTTAGAGGTCATGGTGTCAGCTGCAGCAAATGTCGTATTGTTGCTAATCAGACCCAAGAATGGGCCAACAGTCGTGTATGTGCCAGAAGTGCGCAGCAATGTGTCCAGCATCAGCTGTTTGCCCACGGCAACAACCAAGTTAGGGAATTCTTCCGTCCACTTCAGGTTGCCTTCTGCATCACGGCACTCTACCCAGTAGCTGCCTTGAACGCCCATTCCTTCTGGAATAGAAGCGTTAGTTTGAAGCGTTGCCACTGCATGGTCGCCGAAGTTCGAGAGTTCTTTAGTCATAATAAGTCCTTAAGAAATGCGCACGATGGCGCTGTTGGGATCGGAGGTCGGGAAAATAATTTGGAACGTATCATTGGTCACAGTTTTATCCGAGCCAAAATCTAACACCGCAACAGACTTATTACCCTGTGTCGAATTATAGATTAAAGCACCGCGACATGTAAATGATGCACTTGTCCAACTTGTGTTGTTAAAAGAAATGTACGCTGTAGGGATATACGCCGTATTATCGTCGGCAGTTGGTGAAGTTGAAATAACTAGTGTGTTGCCACCAGCCGTATACCCAGTACCTACCACTTCGTCGCTTGTCGTATATGCCGTTGTTGCCGCATTAATATTAGCTGCTGCCGTATACAGAGCAATTTTAAAAGTATTAGGCGATGTTGGACCAAAGTTATGGACCGCTTGAAGCAGTTCAACTTTAAAGCTTGTGGTTGTAGTCTGTTGAAATGCCATATCAAGTCACCGCCTGTCTAAACTGACCAGAACGATAAGCGTCTTGACGTTCCATACCATCGCCCAAACGTTTAGCTAAGGCAAGCGCTTCTCCGTACTTTTGGTTGTACAGAGCCATCATGTCGGTCTCGCCCTTCATGTAGGTGTAAGCCTCAACCAAAGAACCATACAAAAGAACAGAGTCAAAATTATCACCCAACCATGTTTCGCCACTAGCTGCGGTAGTTATAGATTCTGGGTAATAGTAGTAGTGAAGTTCAATTTGGTAGCTAGCGTCAGGCTTAGGACCCAAAATAAACGACAATTCATTAAGCACTGTGCCGCTTGACACTGCCGGGCCAAACAACGCGTAGTACTTAGGCAGTCCAGCATCGTTTGGATTAGGGTAGGCTTGACGGATAAAGTTTACATCTTTGTTCAGCAAGTACTCGTAGTTGCCAAGATCGTCAATTACGGCAAAAGAATAGCTGGCTAAAAAATCAATTGGAGCAGCTAGATACGGCGAACTGGAGGACACCGCGCCCACCACGTTTCTACGTAATGATGGAAATTGAACGGTGTTGTAAATACGCTGCTCAGCTTGCGAAACAAACACAGGGATATTTGCCACGAAATTGTCTTCCGTGTTCTCCGTGTAGTCTTGGATAGCAGCGCTGAGTTGCGTGTAGTTCATGCCATCGGGCCCCTAGCCATCACGCCCTTAGTAGCCGCGCCAGTGCCACGAATCTTAATGCCGCTGGTTTTTGTAGCAGGGTATTGATTGCTGTAGTTGTTGCCCACGGACACGTTGGTGTCTCTCATGGCTTTCATGATGTCGGTTTTTGCCAACACTGCAGGCGTGGCTGCTTTGGGTTGTTTGTATGTTGCCATATTAGCCTCGCTTTTGTGCTGCAATTTTAGCCAAACCACGGCCCATTTTCAGCATGTTGCTGTCGGTCTTACCGGGGTTGCCTTTGGGGGATCTTTCAGATTGGACTGCACTAGTTGGACCGGAATTGCCGAGGTTTCTACCTTCGGTTTTTCCTTTTTTTGCAATGCCGTCTGCTGCGCGTTTAAAAGTCATGATGGACTCCTTATGATGTTGATATTGTCACTTGGCCGACTGCAGTAGTCAACACCAAATAGTTGGGGGTTAGCCCGTCGTCATACGCCCGTGAACCGCCAACAGGGTTCCAACCCCACTGGATGTCTCGACTGCCACCTGTTGGGTAGCCTGCTACGTTTGGACCGGCAGTGACGTATGTGGTGTCGTTGCGAGGATTGCGAACCGCTTGTGGGTCATCAACGGGGTACATACCCAGTTGCAGCTGCGGTTGATCGGGGTCCCAGCACGAATCGCAGACCAACAAATTGTATGTCTTGGTCTTGATAATTTCTTTGCGCAGTTCCGTGAGTTTGAAACGGAAACCACAACGATCGCACTGGGCGATCGAATTCTTTGCACTGGCAAACCGATTGCCCATTTATGTGCCGCTCCCAATGTACTGACGACGGGGCACAAAACGAACAGCGGCCTTCTCACGGTCTTCAGAAGATGCCAATTCCCACGCCTCATCGTACTGTTGTTTAAGGATGGGCAACCGATCCATGGCATTTGGAAGCTTCATGGCCAAGTAGTAAGACAGCCCGGCAACCATGCAGGGCACAAATCTAAATGGAATGTCCATGACATTCACACCGCCACCCACATCCTGAGTGCGACGCAAGCGCCAATACACAAACTGATATGGCTGAGAGTTGTCTGGCGTAGGCCACACAGTGAATGCAGGGACTTGAGCCCAATAGACAGTGGCGGCTGCAGTGTGCGCTACAGCGATGGTTTCTTGCTGGCCACGGAAACAGTTGTACAGAGTGCCGGAATTGGCGTTCGTGTTTTGTGTGATATAGCCGTAGTTGATGATCTCGTCATCAATCTTAATAAAGCCAGTAGAGGGTAAACCCGTAACGTCATTCAACACAATCTCTGTACTTGTAGACGTAATGGTTGTTGTAAGTGTGGCTGCAATTGGGGAGTTTTGCCCGTTGAAGCGCTGAATCCAGACCTGAATAGGTCTAGCTTGTTGAATCTTGTTAGGGATCGTGGCGTAGGTAGAAACACTAATACGCGTAATTGTCAGGTCGGCCTGCGTTGATGCTGTGTTTGAACCGGTACGAATAACGTGCTCAAGCAAATCAACCGTGTCGTTTGGCAGCGCATACGTGTTCTGACCGGTCACAAGCGGTATCGTGCCTTGCTCAAAAGTCCACATGTTGACGCCGCGATTTGACCAGTCCGCGAACAATAAGTTGAGCGAACGGCGAGCCGTCTTCAAGTCGTAGCCCGTACGCAACTCTGCGCCGTTACGCTCGAACGCTTCCTCAACGATTTCCGTCAAGTCGAGGTTAAAGTTTGCGACGCCTGAAGTTGTCATCTGAACCCTGCCGTTTTCTTTGCAATCGTTTTAGGTTGCTTTACGAATTGTTGTCCGGCTTTTTTGCCAGCACGTTTCGCACGCGTTGTCGCAGCGTACTCAGCAGGGCTGAGACTTTT